TTACGGATGTTCTCAAGGGAATGCTCCGGCCCTCACTGATAGCCAAGCCTGGGCATGTGCTGATCGCCTACGACTGGTCGGCCATCGAAGGCCGTGTGCATCCGTGGCTGTCCAAGTGCGCCGCCGGCGAGGCCAAGCTGGACGTGTTCCGCTCCGGCCTTGACCCGTACAAAGTCAATGCCACGGCCACCTTTCGTGTGCCTTACGCCGAGGTGTCCGGCGATCAGCGCCAGGTCGGCAAGGTGCAAGAGTTGGCCCTTGGCTTTCTAGGTGGGGCTGGCGCCTTTGAGGTGTTCGGGCGCGCCTACGGCATACACCTGTCCGGCTCAGAAGTCCAGCGCGCCGTGGACGGCTGGCGTAGGGCAAACCCTTGGGCCATGCAGCACGGCAGCGCCTTGGAGGGCGCATACATGCGCGCCATGCGAAATAAAAACCATGAATTTAGCGCGGGTCGGGTTACCTACATGTTTGACGGCCAGATGCTCTGGTACAGTCTTCCTTCCGGCAGGGTGCTGTGCTATCCCAACGCCAAATTCGATGACGAAGGCAATGTGACCTACACCAAAGCTGCTTGGAAACCCGCCGCCGATGCCAAAGAATGGCCGCGCGCCCGTTTATGGCGCGGCTTGGCTTGCGAGAACATAACGCAGGCCGCAGCCCATGACATCTTGCGCCATTCCCTGCGCCAAATAGATGATGTCGTTCTACATGTACATGATGAGATCGTTGTCGAGTGCCCAGCCGATCAGGCCGAGGCAGTCGGCGCGCGCATGCACCGCGTCATGTGCGAACCACCAGCTTGGGCCGATGGCCTGCCGCTGGCGGCTGAAGGTGTGATCACAACAAGGTATTCATGAAACATGTCATTGGTTTAAGCGGCGGCAAAGACTCGACCGCCTTGGCGCTGCGGCTGATGGAAGTCGAGCCGCGTGAGTACGAGTTGATCTGCAACGCCACTGGCAACGAGTTGCCTGAGATGGTTGACCACTGGGCCAAACTGGAGCAGATGCTGGGCCTGCCGATTAAAAAAGTTGGTCACAAGACAGACCTGTACGGCCTGATTGACGAGATGCAGATGCTGCCAAACTTTCGCGCCAGATGGTGTACGCGCATCCTCAAGATCGAACCGACTATTGAGTATTTTGAATCGCTGCCTGAAGGTTCGGTCTTGTATGTGGGCCTGCGCGCTGACGAAGAAGCCAGGCGCGGCATCTACGGCGAAGACATGAAAATCAGGTTTCCGATGCGTGAGTGGGGCTGGAACGAAGCAAAGGTTTGGGCGTACTTGGCCGAGCGCGGCGTGTCGATACCGCGCCGCACTGACTGCGCCGTGTGCCCCTATCAGCGTCTAGGCGAGTGGCGTGACTTGTGGCGTGACTACCCAGAAGAATACGCTAAGGGCGTGGCCGTGGAGGAGAAGCTGGGGCACACCTTCCGGTCGCCGCAGCGCGACACTTGGCCGGCATCGCTTAAAGAGTTGGCCTTAGAGTTTGAAAGTGGCCGCAAGATTCGCGGTGACGGGAGTGTGGCGACTTGCCGCGTCTGTTCACTGTAATAAAAAAAGCCCCCGTGGATTAGACGGGGGCTAACTCAACTTCAAGGAGAGAACAACATGATCGAGTTTATAGCATCTTTGGCCCCAGAGGGCGAAACAGCCCTGATAGTCAGGCAAAAACCCAAATTAAAAGACGGAGCGTTGGATTTTCACGCCGATGGGGCTGTCAAAGCCACCTGGCCGGCGTTCTTGCCCAGCCATAGAACCAAGGCCGGCGAGTCATGGTATGGCAACACCGCCAGCTTTATCGTGGAGCGCTTCAAGGACGGTCATGTCAGCGCCAGCGCAGCGAACTGCGAGTACATCCTGGTAATGATGCTGGACGACATAGGCACCAAGAGCAAGACGCCGCCCCTGCCGCCGACATGGATCATGGAGACATCAGCCGGCTCGTTTCAGTGGGGCTACGCCTTCAACGAGCAGCCCACCAAGGGCGAGTTCAGCGCGGCCATCAAGGCCATCGCAGACGCTGGCTATACAGACCCTGGCGCCATCAATGCCGTTCGCAATTTCCGTCTGCCTGGCTCAGTCAACCTGAAGCCTGGGCGCGATAACTTTGAAGCCCGTTTGGTGGAGTTCCACCCAGAGCGCGACTACAGCCTGCCCGAGATATGCGCCGCTCTGGGCGTGACGCCAGCCGCCGCCGACAGCCTGACCCTGCGCCCGATCCGCATCAGTGATGATGGCGCTGACGATGTGCTGGCGTGGCTGTCAGCGCAGGGGCTGCTGCTGTCCAAACCGAACCAAGAGGGCTGGGCCGGCGTGATCTGCCCCAACAGTGAGCAGCATAGCGATGGCAACCCAGAGGGCCGCTACATGCCCGCCAATCGGGCGTACTGCTGCCTTCACGGGCACTGCGTTGATCTGGATTCCCGCACCTTCCTAGATTGGGTGGCCGAGAATGGTGGCCCAAAGCATACGCCTGGGCTGCGTGAAGAACTGTTCACCGCTGCGATGGAGGGCGCGCTTGCCAAGCTGACGCCGAACGATGTATTCACAGACGCCGCCGCCGAGCGCATTGCCGAGGTCGAGCGCAAGGAATTAGGCCGCATCGAGAAGGCCGACTGGTACGAGCGGTTTGCGTATATACAAGACGATGAGTCGTATTTCGACATGCAAGACCGCCGCGAAGTCTCCCGCCAGACCTTCAATGCCCTGTTCAGGCACATTTCGTGCAAGTCAATTCACACCGGACGCAAGATCGAAGCGTCAATCTGCTATGACGAGAACAGGCAGGCCAAGGGCGCTAAGGCGCTGGTCGGCATCACCTACGCCGCAGGCGAGTCGGTGCTAGTGACCCGAGACGGCGACATCTACGGCAACCGCTGGCGCGATGCGCGGCCAGCAACCGCAGCCGGTGATGTGACGCCTTGGCTGGAACACTGCCGGCTGCTGGTGCCCGAGGCCAAAGAGTTAGAGCATATCCTGGATGTGATGGCGTTCAAGTTGCAGCACCCCGAGATCAAAGTCAATCACGCGATTCTGCATGGCGGCGATCAGGGGTCAGGCAAAGACACCATGTGGGCCCCCTTCATCTGGTCAGTCTGTGGCGCGCACCTCAAGAACAGGGGCTTGCTGGACAACGACACCATGAGCAGCCAGTTTGGCTACGCCTTGGAGTCTGAGATTCTGATTCTGAACGAGTTGAAAGAGCCAGACGCAAAGGAGCGCCGCGCGCTGGCAAACCGCCTGAAGCCTATCATCGCAGCGCCGCCCGAGATGCTCACGATCAACCGTAAGGGTTTACACCCATACGCGATGGCAAACCGCGTCTTTGTGCTGGCGTTCAGCAATGACCCCGTGCCCATCAGCCTAGATTCGCAGGATAGACGCTGGTTTTGCGTGTGGTCACATGCCCCCAGAATGACCCCAGACGCCGCCGCCAAGATGTGGGCCTGGTACAAGGCCGGTGGCTTTGCAGCAATCGGGGCATGGCTTGCAGCGCGGGATGTGTCGGCGTTCAACCCTGGCGCAGCGCCAATGATGACCGAATTCAAATTGAACCTGGTTGAGCATGGCCTTTCGATAGCAGAATCATATTTAGTCGAGGCCATGCGCTTGAAAGTAGGCGAGTTCAGCAAAGGCGTCATTGGTAGCCCCTTTCACGCTGTCTGCGACAGGCTGGCAGGGTCAGCACCGGCAGGCGTTAAAGTGCCGCAGCAGGCGCTGTTGCATGCGTTCAAAGAAGCCGGTTGGGTTGACCTTGGCCGTGTGGCGTCATCAGACTACCCAAGCAAAAAGCACCTGTATTGTGCGCCCGACATGGCCGGCGGTAACAAGTCCAATTTACGCCGACTTGTAGAGGATGCGCCAGCGGCAGCGCTGGTCAGGGTCAAATAAAAAAGCCCCGTGAGGGGCTTTAAAGTTTCAGAATGATGGCAAGTAATGCGGCAGCTAAGACCGCCAACACTACGGCCATCGGGCGCGTTCTTCTAACTCTTGCACAACCGCAGGGTCAATGATCGGCATGACACTAACGCCGTTCAGCCATGCACCGGTTAAAGTGTAAATGTCCGGCCATCCTGGATCGTCCAGCGTCCGCGGTTCGCCGGCTTCAAATTCAAATTCGCATTCGAGGGCCAGCCCTCGCACTGTGTAGGGTACGCCTTTCATGCGTCAACCCCTAGACTTTCCAACAGTGAGCGCGCTTGTTCAATAGTGGCAATGGCCTCTTCAGTCTCCCCATGCGTTAACTCGCAAAGGGCGGCGTTCAGTAGTTGCAGAACTAACCCGTAGGATGGAACTCGCATATCTATCATACTTGCACCTCCGGCTGTAACGCGCCGGCCAAAGCCAGCAATTCGGGATCGATAAGATCAGGCTCACTAAACGCGGCCATGTCGCCATCCATGAGCGCTAGCAATTCGGCACATTCGCCAGACACTTCTTCAGCGAGGGCGCTTTCAGGCGCTTCCCCGTTCAGCACTTGCGCGGCCAATTCTTGCGCGCGGCCTAGCATGGCTTCGAGCCTGTTGTAGTCTGCTTGTTTCATGCTTCCACCTCAAAAGTGTCTTCGCCTTGAACTTGGCTGATGTGTTCGGTCAATGGTTGCCAGTCCCAAGGCATGATTTTGCTGTTCATGTTCTCATAAGCGCGCACATAATCGGCGGTGCTCATGCTGGCGCCTTGTGGCGGGTAAAAACGCGGTTTATCAGCCTTTACCTTAACTTTTTTATGCTTACCGGTGCACTTGGCATGGTCTGCAAAAATGGTTGATGTGTCGCGCAGTTTGTAAGTAGTGCGCCCGATAGTGATTGTGTTCATGGCGTGGTTTCCTTAAAATTGAGAGTACAAAAACCGGCCGTCTAATTCGGCCACAATTTGGGTTCGGTCGTCCAAGTAATCGCGCACGGCCGCCTGGTGCTCCTCCTCTGTTTCATTTGGCGGCAATTCCAGCCCATAGGCTTCTGCGATCTGCTCGACTGTATCTTCTGAGTAGTCGCAGCAAAGCGCTATGACATCAAGTTCATAGGACGGCGCGGCGTCTTCTAAATAGTCAAACAGAGCGCCAAGCCCCTCATAACTGAATTGCTCATGCCGGCCATACGCGCGAAAGGCATCGCGGAAGTCTGAAACATTGATTGTCTGGATCATAATTTACTCCACTGTTATCGGGACAATTTCCCGCCTATGCGCCCTACATAAGGCGCATAAGCTGGCATTGTCAGGCGGCGTGGCGTTCAGCGATATCGCCCCATGAACTAACCCGATAAACCCCGTTATGCCGCACCAATGTGGGCGCGTAAGTGTCGCCGGCGTTCAAGTACATGCACCCGCCTTGTTTAGTGTCGAAATATTCAACGCCATGAAAATCGCCTAGTTCGTTCAGGCATTCCATGCGGATATCTTGCGTAGTGGGCGGGTTATAGCACTCAGCAGCGCGTGCGGCGCCGGCTGGCGTTCTTAGCAATTGCTCACGATTCATAAGCAAAATTGCTTTTGCGCGAGCGGCATTGTCGCCAAAAATGATTTTTAGGGTTTTGATTGATGGTGAGCGTAGCATGGCGGTTTTCCTTTATTTAACTAAAACATCAAAATATGCAAGCATCAGCGCGACGGCGCCGGCGATTAACGCCAGAGCGCCGGCGGCGTTCAAAATAGCGGCGCGCATGGCATGGCGGCGGGTAAAGATATAGCGGGTCATGATTTAGCCTATTAGGTTGATGGATTCGCGGTTGATGGGTAAGCACTCATAGAACGCCTCAAGGCTTTCATAGAGCACGACATATTCGTCGTTGATGCCTAGAATGCGGCCATCTTTTAGCTGTACAAAGTCAACCATCGTGCCGCCTCCCGTGTTCTCTGTGAATACGCGGTCAATGTAATTTAATGAAGTCATGTTGCTAGCTCCTTAGATGATGAATTCGGTTGATTTGTAAGCACCATATGCATAAACTACGCTGTAAATTTCATCGCGGCTTTTAGCTGTGCGTGCCGCGCGATACAGTGCGGACAATGCGCGAGCCGTGTAGTCAAACCCTAGAACGGGTGCAGCGGCTTTGATTCGGTCTATTTCGCGTTGCTCTGATTTGGTCATGTTGCTAGCTCCTTTGGTTGTTGAAGTCTCTACTGTAACAGATTCTCTTGCACTTGAACGGGCTTATTTTTACTACCCTCTCACCTATATAGCAGGGAAGAATCGTGCCAGTTGCTGTAAGTGATTGATTTACAAGACCCCTCCAAAACCCTATGTAATGGAATTGCTTACAAAAACTTGGGTCATTTGTGCTAAAAGTTTGACGCCAGATTAGGGGCGTTTGACACATGCGCGCCCCCAATGAAAAGCCTATTGTTTGGGTCATTTGGGTCATTGATAAGTTGAATTATGAAGTTATCAATATACTGTATATATATACAGTGGCAATGTTATAAGGCAGCGACTTAAATTTGATGGCTAAATGACCCAAATGACCCATCGCGCCAAAGCCCCCAGAGAGCGCCAAAAGCCCTCGCATGTGCCACATGGGTCAACATGTAGGCCATGACCCAAATGACCCATGCTATGTGGCCGCATGGCCGGCTCGCATGTTGCAAGCTGTCAACCTGTTTGGGTTAGCCTAAATGACCCATGCGATCTGGCGTGAGCGCCCACTAACCAGGATGTTAGTCAGCACTCACTCACCAGGTTGTAAGTGAGTGCTAACTGGGGCGGTGCATGTTAGTAAGTGCTCACATACCAGGCTGTAAGTAAGCGCTTACTAACTTAGGGGGTGGGGGTAGGGCCGAGCGGCAGGGCCAGCCGGTAACGGAGGGGCTACAAACAAAATTTTTTTTAGTATAAAATCCGCGCACACGTACCAGTGGCTGGAGAATCCATGTTTTACTCGCTTCCATTTGAGGCGCGCAAAGTCGAAGCGACAGAGGCGCGCTTAAACCGAATCTACGATGCTGCCAAGTTGGGCCTCAAAGGCGACAGCTTGGCTATGGCTGCGGGCATGTTGCCTACCGAGTACCGCCAACTGTGCCAGCTTGACCCGATCGCCGAAGTTGCCGCGTTAAAGGGCAAGGCTGATGGCGAGATAGAAGCCTCACGCCAACTGCACAAAGCCGCCGCCGAGGGGGACGCCAAAGCCAGCCTGGCAATTCTGCAACACGTCCACGGTTGGGTCGCCAAGCAGGCCATTACCATCGACGTGGATCAGCGCATCTCAATCACCGCCGCCTTGGCCGAAGCCGAGCGGCGCGTCATGGACGTTATTGAGAACAACCCAAGTGAATACCTCACGCCACAACTAGATGCAGTCCACCAAGTACAGCGCTGAAGACGAACAAGAGTTGATGGCGCGGCTGTGGTCGCCCCAAATCAAGGACAACCCGCTGGCGTTCGTGATGCTGCTGTTCCCGTGGGGCGTCAAGGGCACGCCGCTGGAACATTTCAGTGGCCCGCGCAAATGGCAGCGCGAGGTGTTGCAAGACATCGCGGCGCACATCAAGCAAAACGGCGGCAAGATTGACTTCGATACCCTGCGCGAAGCGGTCGCGTCAGGCCGTGGTATTGGCAAGTCGGCGCTAGTCTCATGGCTGGTTATCTGGATGCTGTCCACGCGGATCGGCTCAACAACCATCGTGTCGGCCAACAGCGAGTCGCAGCTGCGTAAGGTGACCTGGGCCGAGATTACCAAGTGGCTGGCGATGGGGCTGAACAGCCACTGGTTTGAGGTCAGCGCCACCAGCCTGCAACCGGCCAAGTGGCTGACCGAGTTGGTTGAGCGCGATTTGCGTAAGGGCACCAGGTACTGGGGCGTTGAGGGCCGGCTCTGGTCGGCTGAGAATCCAGACGCGTTTGCGGGTGTGCACAACATGGACGGCGTGCTGGTCATCTTCGACGAGGCCAGTGGTATTGATGACGCCATCTGGGCGGTGACTGCAGGTTTCTTTACGGAGAACACGCCCAACAGGTTCTGGTTTGCGTTCTCCAACCCCCGCCGCAACACGGGGTACTTCTACGAGACGTTCCACTCCAAGCGCGACTTTTGGAACACCAAGGTGGTGGACGCCCGCACGGTCGAAGGAACAGACAAGGCGGTCTACCAGCAGATCATCGACGAGTACGGGCCGGACTCAGCCCAGGCGCACGTCGAGGTGTACGGCCAGTTTCCAAGCGCGGGCGATGATCAGTTCATCGGCGCCAATACGGTCGACGAGGCCATGAAGCGGGTCAAATACCAAGACATGAGCGCGCCCATTGTGATCGGTGTCGATCCGGCGCGGTTCGGTGCGGACGCGACAGTCATTGCCGTGCGGCAGGGGCGCGACATCGTGAAGATCATCAGGCACCGAGGCGACGACACCATGACCGTGGTGGGGTATGTGATTGACGCCATTGAGGAATACAAGCCCACGCTGGTCGTCATTGACGAGGGCGGGCTGGGGGCGGGCATTGTGGACAGGCTCAAAGAGCAGCGCTACAAGATCAAGGGCGTAAATTTTGGCAACAAGTCCAAAAACCCGATCATGTACGGCAACATGAGGGCGCAAATGTGGGGCGACATGCGGGAATGGCTCAAGACGGCCAGTATTCCGAACGACAGGTTCTTGAAGACGGACTTGATTTCGCCTATGATGAAGCCTGATTCACGTGGAACAATCTTTTTGGAGTCGAAAAAAGACATGAAATCACGCGGTTTAGCCTCGCCAGACGCTGCGGACGCTATTGCAGTGACGTTTGCCTTTCCCGTGGCCCATCGGGGCGAGTACAATGCGCGCACAACCACCCGCCGAACGTATTCAGACACTTCGGCCAACACATCTTGGATGGGAAGCTAGATGGCAACGAAAAAAACTGTTTCTTTGTCTGTCGGACGCGGTGAAAAACTGCCCGTATCTAAGGGCGCTGGCCTGACCGAGAAGGGTAGAGCCAAGTACAACGCTGCGACTGGCTCAAACCTCAAGGCGCCGGCCCCAAACCCCAAGACCAAGGCAGATCAAGGCCGCAAGGATTCATTTTGTGCAAGAATGGGTGCCGTAGCGGCCAACGCCAAAGACGGCGAACGCGCTAAAGCAGCCCTTAAACGATGGAAGTGCTGATCATGGCAACAAAACCTGGCCTCTACGCAAACATTCACGCAAAACAGGCTCGTATCAAAGCCGGTTCTGGCGAAAAAATGAATAAGGTTGGCAGTAAAGCTGCGCCGACCAAGCAAGACTTTATAAAGTCGGCTAAAACTGCAAAGAAAAAATAATGTCTAACACCAAAGCAACTGGCGTTGCATACCTAGACCCAGAGTTCACCACTTGTTATGCCAGTGAAGAAATTGGCTACGCCCTTGCTGGACAAGGCGCGGTAACTCAAGAGACAAGCAAGTCAACTGGCGTCACGCTTAATGCAAGCATGGGCCGAATTACAACGAACGGCGCAACGCTCAACACGTTGACCAATGTAACTTTCACACTGACCAACAGTTTGATCAGCGTTAAAGATGTGATTATTTTGAACGTAAGTTCTGGTGCTACATCGGGCGCGTACAACTGCTGGATTAGCAGCATGAGCGCGGGCACTTGTACGATTACACTGAGAAACATCAGTGGTGGAAATTTATCCGAAGCGGTTGTAATCAACTTTGCAATCATTCACGGAGCGTCTTAACATGCCGCTTGTCAAGTCAAAAACACCCGAGGCTTTTCGCAAAAACGTCAAGGCCGAAGTGGCTGCTGGC